GTATCTTCATTTGTTTGTACAAAATTATCTCCTGTACCACAACGTAATTTTTTACCTATTGGATTGAATTGTACGTGGTCATAATCTAATATAATAGGAACTTCTTTTTCAAATGGTGTTTGTCCTAACATAAATCCCATTCCCCTTACATCCATATCTCGTTGTGTAAACTTTGTACAATCTACCAATTCACCTATTGGTAATTTTCTACTACCAGCTGTTCCATAATTAATTACAAGTTTGGGCATCTCAGGTAGATAATGTAAGTGTGATGAATGTAATCTCTCAGTAAGTTGTCCTGTAGCATTTACTTTACCAACACCCGTATAGATTATTTGTCTTGGGTCTGGTAATACTCCATCTAACTTACCATTGAGTTCTTGTTCAAGAGCACATACAATTACTATATCTTTTTTATTCATATTGTATTACCGAATGTACTTTATGTCCACCTACAGTAAAATCTGTATCGTGTAAATATAATAAATCAATAAGTACTGCAACACCCAATACATCATAACCATTATTAACCAATAGGTCGTGTGATACATTTAAAGTATTACCTGTAGCTAAAACATCGTCAACTAATACTACTGACTTTCTATGTTCTCCTGAGTTTGGTTGTATCTCAAGTAAATCATAACTATATTCTGTTTGAATTGGACTTGAACAAACTGGAGGTGGTAACTTATCTTTTTTTCTAATCATTAATACTCCACCACCATTTACTCCAGCCAATCCTGCTGCAAATAGAAATCCTCTACTATCTACACCAGCCCATAAATCATTATTATGTCCTTGTAACATTTCCATCAAGGCTAATCTAAACATATGAGTAGATGCTAATAGTGGCGATATATCTTTAAAACTAACTCCCTTTTTTGGAAAGTCGGATACTTCATTTATCAAGTCTTTATATCTTTGTTGATCAATCATCTTTAATCTTTCTAAAGTTTTCATCTTGTTCTAATATTTTAAGTAAGTCCATAACTAATGGATAGTTATGATACTCTTTTAGTTTCTCTATTAGGTTTACAAAATATTCCATAGGCATAGTATCTAAATCATATTCCTCTACAATATTTGCCTGTTCAACAAACGTATTAATTGTATCTTGTAAATCTTGTGGTAAGTTCTTATCTGCTCTTTTAGTAATTGGCATCATTCACCTATTACATTTGTTATTTGTATTAAAATAATTGAAACTGCTAATAAAATACATATGAAAGTTTTTAATGTGGGTATTTCTTCTAACATTAAATAACTTAATATACCAAATACTATTGTTCCTAACCCAAAACCAATTAGACGCATATTCCAAGTGTATCCGAAATGATCATATGATAATTTGGTTGCAAAAAAGAATGCTAATCCAACAGGTGAACCTATCAAGGCCATCCAATAAGGATTAGTCCAAAAAGAACTACCTGTCCATCTAAATTGTGCGTTTAATTGAAACCATGCCACTATATTACTAATCACTAAGATTATCATACAGGCTAATAATTTATTCACCTAATACTCTTCTCCATATAGCGAATATCTTTTTACTGGTTCTGGCTTTTCTTTACCATCTTCTATATGTACTTCACCTTTACCTGCATCAATATAGAACTCTGTAAAACCAGTTTCCATAAAAATTTGATTCAACACTTCGGTTAATGATGAATAAATTTGATCCTCACCATCATCTACTAACGCCCACCTATCGCCAGGGGGCACCCGTGTTGCTTTTAATTCTTTCATATCCAATACTCCAAGTCACATTGCAAGTGGTTAGTGCCACTACCCAAATAATCATACTCAACTTCATGAGTATGTTTACCACAATGGTCACAAGTCCAATGCTCTAAATATTCTTTTGATGTATCATCATTATATAGTTTCCTAATCTTTTTACCTAACTCCATATCGTTTGGTGTTTCTTTGATTAAATGTTCTATATATTTATTCATTGAGTAACTCCTTAGTTTCCAAGTCTTTGGTTGGTTTAAAGTATTTATCTAACACTTCAAGTAAATCATTATACTTTGATATTTCATCTAACTCTTTTTCTATCGTATCCATAATGTCAGGATGGTCGGCAACACCCTGTGAGTTATTAAGTAAATTCTCAACATTAACTCTATGTTTCTCAACATGAGCTCTAAAGTGTAATTTACTTGCCTTTAATAAGTCATCTCTCATTTATTTTCTCCATATTTTTTTATCTCTTAACCAGTAAGTTGAATTCTTTATCTTATTCATATCTTCTTCTAATTGTTTTATTCTTTGTCCAAGTTCAACATTTAATTGATTAATGTAATCACTCTGTTCTTGTAATTTCTTTTTTTCTTCATCGGTTATTTCAATTGTTTCATCTAAATCTTCTGATAATTCAGCAAGTATTGTTCTGTGATTAGTTACTGATTCATTATGTTGTTGACTTAATTCTAACAATCTACCATTAACATCATCAATTTTACTATCATACTCACTAAAGAAATCACTTAATGATTCAGCTGAAATTTGTCCGCTCTCAACTATTTTACCAAGAAAAGTAACATCGTCTAATATCTTTCTCAACTCTGTTGTATATAAACGAATTGTTTCAGGATTAGATACATCTACAAAAGCATCTACCTTATCTGATATTACTTTATATTCATCCATAACTCTTTCAAGTGATTCTTCACTTCTTTCTATACCATAATATAATCCACCACTAAAACATGCTGCTCCAATTAGTGATAATATAATTACTTTAATTACTTTATTCATATTACTTCTTCCCTACAAACTTATTAGTTTTGTAATTTAACTTTCTTTTACTCTTTAACTTAACTTCTGAATTAGTCTTCTTTCTATGACAAGGTTTACACAATGTTTGTAAGTTGTCAAGTGAATAATAACTCCAATCTAAATCTTCTGCCTTCACACCTTTCTGTTCAACCAATGGCTTGATATGATCTACATCCCACTTACGAGAAAAACTACCACAATGATTACAAACTCCTTTGTCTCTTTTTCTAACATGAGCTCGTTGTTCACGAGAATGATAAATCAACATATATTCAGTAACACATTCTTTATGCCAACTTTTTCTTTCGTTAATTGAATCATCCTCTTTTATAATCATCAATCCACACCATCTACATTGTCCTTTTACTTCTGTATAATAACTATCTGGTTTAGGTGGTTTCCTAAAGTCACCATTCCACTTTTCTTTCTTCTTACCAAATGTTCTTTTATGTCGTTTAGTATATCTACTCAGAGGCATCTTTAATTTCCGTATATCCTTTAACCTTAGGATCAGTAGGACGAGCATGCCAATGTAAATGGTCTGGTATTTCATTTTGAACTGTATCTATACGAAACGAATCTCCTTTATAAAATTCATACCCTACATCTACCAACATACCTCTCATAATACCTTCATCCATTTTATCTATATGCATAGTATGTTCTTTCCAAACCGCCATAGGAACTTTACAAGAATCACAATCCAGTATGATTAAGGCCTCGTTATCCTCATAGACAGTTGTTCGTCTTTCTAATTTACATAAATCACATTTCATTTAAATGGTGGCCCTAACGCCCAAGCTACTAATGAATATCTTGTACCCTTTGTTACGGGTTTTACTCTATGTAATAGATAGGATGGAAAAACAATAACCGAACCTGTACCGTGTATATTAGGAGTAATTGTATTTGACTTTATCCCTGGTGCAACCTCATCTAAATTCTTCCTCTTATCATTTGCAAATTTAAATTGAAACTCACCACCCTCATAATCATCATTTAATAAAATACTCATACTAAGTTTTCTAACCATTCCATCTATTAAAGGATCATCTGGTTTTTGATAAGCTCCATATATGTCACTACCACCATCTTTATGCCAACCATAAAATCCACCAGTAGGATACTTGGTTAATTGCATAGCTTCTAATGATTCTATATCATAGTTCCAACCAGACTTTTCATTTGCTGTTTTAATAAATCCTAATGCCATTTGGAATATCCACTCATCAGTTAGAAATATACATTCACTTATACGAGTTAAATTGTTAACCTCACCTTTAGTATTAATATCGGTTATTCGTTCTTTAATTTCTGCACTTTCCCATTTATCAGGATACAAATTGATAATTTTATCACACTCTTCTTTTGGTATTACACTATCCCAATACCAAAAGTCATTCTCGTTGAGCATTTACTTTCCTTAGTAATTTATGAGCCATTTTTCTAAGTTTTTGTGGAGCTGGAGGGAATCGAACCCCCAATACCGCCGTGCAAGGGCGGGGTTATCCCGTTTAACTACAGCCCCATACTTCGTGTTATTTACAACACAAGTCTTTAAACAGAATATACCACATTTTATACATATGTGTCAAGCCTTTTTTTTTTATTTTTTTTGAGCGGAAGATGAGATTTGAACTCACAACCACCTCGTTGGTAACGAGGAGCTCTACCATTGAGCTACTTCCGCAAGTAGCCGAACGGGCCATCAACATAGTCGCTGCTTAAGACTTTGGTGTTGGTGAGAAGATTTTTCTTCCACCCCTTACCACACGTTCAAAGAAAGTAACTTCTTTTACTTGACGTGGTTTTCTTTTTCTTGCTACTTTTATAGGTTTTCTTGTTTTTGCCATAATAACCTTTTCTCCTTTATAACTTTTTAAATGGTAATGTAGTTAATCTAAACATACCTAATAACATTTCTTTTATAATAAATAAAACTAATACAGCTAACAATATTGTTAGTGGAACGACAGACAATATTGTTAATAATGGTAATAAGAATATTGCTATTAATAATCTGAATGCGTCGGATATACGTTCTACTTCTTTCTTCAAAAGACGTTCCCTTTCGTTACGTGTATATTCTTTATCTATAAGTTCTTTTGTTTTAGCTTGTTGTAAGGCTTCTTTTAATATTTGTTTCTGTTCTTTGTATGCTCTCTTCATGATAATTATCTAAGGTTTGCGGGCATATCTTATTAACCCTCTCCAATATAATACTACTAATATTGCCAACAACACTTCTAATAATTCTTCGCTCATATATCATATTAATCAATAAGACTAACATAACACTCAATAATAAATATATCAAGAGTAAACCTTTACACCATATTTTTTACTAAACTCAACACCATCTGTATAGGTGTTCACAATGGGTTGGCCTTTAATATTTAGGCTTGTATTCAATACCATTGGACATCCCGTTTTCTTATAGAATTCATTTATCAGATTATAGAAGTTTGGGTTATCATCTTTACTAACGGTTTGAACTCTTGATGTTCCATCTACATGACATATAGCTGGATACTTATCAGGATACTTACACTTTGCAACAAACTGCATATACTGAGACTTCTTAACAGGCATATCAAATATTTTATGTGCATGCTCTTCAAGTACTGCAGGAGCAAATGGTCTAAATTCTTGTCGTTTCTTTATTTTATTTACTCTGTCTTTTATATCATCACCACGAGGGTCGGCTAATAAACAACGATTTCCTAACGCTCTTGGCCCAAATTCAGCTCGTCCACTAGCAACTCCCACTATATTTCCCTTGAGTAGTTTTTTACTCGCGCGAGTAACCGGGTACTCCCCTTGTATATCATAACCTAAAAATGTATTTTTCCAATTAACGTGTTCCCCAAGTAAATACGCAGCACATCCTAATGATGAACCAGCATCTCCGGGATTCGGTATAATCCACAAGTTAGGATAGAACTCTTTAGCTATAATACTATTGGCCACACAATTCAAAGCAACACCACCACCATAACACATATTTTTTGTTTCGGGTACTAATTGTAATGCTAATCCAAATACCTTTTTAATCTCATCTTCACAAATACTCTGTACATTGGCTGCTATATTGAACTTCCACTCATCAGAGCCGTCATCTTTATAATAATCAGGATTCCAATCTAAACAACCACGATGTAGATTTTGATTCAATCTAATGGGTAGTGGATTTGATGGTTGTTTAAAGAAATCATTATAGATGTTTTGTTTTAATTCTTTATCTATGGTGCCCCATCCTGCCATGCCCATAAGTATGTATTCATCTTCTTGTGGTTTCAATCCTAATCGTTGAGTCATTGCACTATACCATAATCCTAATGAATTCGGGTAACTTACAGAATATCTCTTCTCAAAGTGAGAGCCCCAAGCATACCAAATAGTACAAGTTTCAAACTCACCAATTGCATCAATACATACAATTGCACTCTCGTCAAAGGGTGATGTATAATAAGAAGCAGCCGCATGTGATTTATGATGGTCTACATATTCGTCTATCGTGATACTGAATTGTTTCAAATATTGAGATGGTAGATTATCAAGTGAGAATATTTCTGAATATTGTCCTGCATATAATTGTCGTAGTTTCTTCTTCCAAGGCCTCTCGTAATACACAACCTTATCCCAATCACCATATCGTCTAACATCTGCTAAGAGAGTGGGATTTAAATTGGAATCATTCTTGATTCCACTATAGCGTTCTGAATGAGCACTAAACAATATATCGGCCCCATTCAATAGAGTGATACTGGCATCGTGATTAAGTGCGTTGATTCCTAATATGTTCATATAAACTTGATCTGTGTATAATAACAATTATAAATATAATGTGAAATACTGAAAAATCAAAGTTTTTTATTTAAATGAAATATTTCTTTAAATCTAAATTTTGTGGAGTGGAGATATGTTTACTTTTATATACTAATGAATAATCATAATGAGTATAATGATAATCTTGGTTATTGTGATGAATGATTTGTTTGGAATGAAATGGGTAATTGTATTTGGGTATATGTTCTACATATAGTGAAAACTTATCTTGATATTGAGAGAAGTATGGCGGTAACGTAAGGTAATTACTTAAAAACATAATATCATTACTATGTTTTAATAATGATTCAGTAGTGGTATGGTTCTGATGATTTAAATTATAATCACTCCAAAGAGTATAGGTTTCCTGAGTAGAAGTACTGAAGAGTTTCCAAGTATAGGGATGAGAACTTGTTTTACTTTTGGGTAGTGTGGATTGAAATACTTTACCAGGCGGATTTCTCAAACTAATACTATGACCCGTTTTAACACTTAAATTCTTGGGTCTGTAGCGGTGTTGTATTATAGAGTAGTGATGTTGAGATGATATAGAGGTAAGGTATTGAAGTACACGGTTGATAAAAAGATTCATTTGAACGAAATAGGCTTGATGGCCACCCGTAATGTATAATACGGTATAGGGATGAGGAAAAGTTTCAATACTTTTGATATTGAGATGATTACTCATTAGTGAGGATTAAGTATATTGCATTAATAATACAGAATAAACAGATAATGGATAAAATGTATATCATCTTATCTCCAAGGCAATATAGTCATATTAATCATATTAAGTAAATACTCTATTATGATTACAAATATAATACCACCAATGATTTGATAAACCCAATATTTCCAACCTGTTAAGTTATTGGCCCATTTACGAGTTCTGGAATTCAGAGCTTTATCATACAAACTATTCTCACCTATCTTACTGGCCTGATGATTCCAATCTAATAATTGTTTTAATTTAATCAACGGATAACATATTCGGTTTAGTATTTTGATAATCTTCATATAGATAAGTATTGGTGAAATAATAAAGTGTAGCTATACTTATGTTCAGGCTTTATGATACTTCATAAGATGTTATTAAGTCGCTATACAAGTTATTTTTATCATAATGAGCGCACGACCCAGGCCCCTGACAAATTGTCATACTTTTTTACGATCACCGATTTAGTGCTACGTGGGGGGGAGTGGCGTGGTTGTGTGTGTTATTTTGTCATATTATTAGAGTGAGGGGGTTATTAGAGTGCGGGGGTTATTAGAGTGAGCTGGAGTGTGGTGTTGTGAGAGTATTATATATAGCAGGCCTGGAGTTTTGTTAGTGAAATATTTTTTAGCTTACCGCCCACGCCTTAGTGTACCGGCTCATGTATTACTTTAAGTGTTGGGTAGGGGATCCAAGAGGTATTTAGATAAGTGCGTGCCTTGTTGAGTCTCAGTCTCAATAAGAGGGGGGTTAATGATAATGAGTCTCAATTGCGCCCCCCAAAAATTTAAGGCATTCTACATTATAATTTACAACAAAAAAACATTAAAGTCAAGCTTTTTCTTTATTTTTCTAAAGATTTTTGGAAATCCTCAAAGGGAATAAACTCAAGGGCGGGGTTCTCAATGGGATTTTGTGGTATACTGGGTTCAAGCTCATCATCGATAATCTCCACTATAGGATTATCGCGGTGCCTGTACCATGCTTTATGTTTATAATGTCGGAGTTCATATACACAATTTAAACATAATACTCTTAAATTGTCTACTTTTCCGTTTTTATTATCTTGATCAAGGAAGTCTAACACGAGGGGCGGTATCGTGGGTGGTAGAAAGTGTGTAAAATCTGCTTCACAATTACTACAGCATTGTTTTAAATAACCCTCATCTATAGCTTTTTTTAATAATGTGGTCTCTCTATAGTTAGATATCATCTCACCACGCAGTACGTTATGTATAAATTTATTTTTTATTCTTGGTCCTGTCCTACCTCTTTTATTACTCGGACTCCACAAATCATATAGTTTAGCGAATTTTTTAAATGTATTATACGAGACCTTACAGTACATGGCCGCTTCTCGCATACTCTGCGTAACCCCAATTGCATGAAATATTTCACGTTTTTTCAGATTTATCGAGGGTCGGCCCATTGGTTTTGAACCTATTTTGTGTGACATATTGACAGATTCCTATATTATTTTTCCACTATGACAAAATGACAACCTACAGATGAGGAGCCAGTATTTTGTTTATATTTTGACACAATAGATTTTCTATTTAGTGTTAATAAATAGGGAATTGTGGGTAAAAGTGGTTAAAAAGGACTATTATGATATAAAATAGATAATTTTATATTTTAAATAATTGATTTAAATAATTGAATTGTTTTAGAATAGAGGGTTTCTAATGAGGTGAGGATTTTGGTAGGTAAGTCGTATTTCAACGCTATTAACGCAGTCAAACATACGATTATATGAATTTTATAAGGATTGGGTGGAGTAGCGATTTCGAGTGCAACGAGAACACTTGTGATCATTTGTAAAGTGTATTTTATTGCGGGTTTGAGGTTTTTCATCACTTCTTTCAGGGGATTGAACCCGACCTATTAGAGAAGTAGAGTATATTATATTTCAGCTATGGATAGGGTTCACATTAGTGTATTGTATATAATATATATGTATATAGAGAAGTTTTATAAGAAAACAAGTTTTATATAGCAAAAAAAAGTGACTT